ATAGCCTTCAATACTTCTTGATTTTCCATAATATCTCCTTGATTTATAATTTTTGGGTGAGATCTAATTTAAACATGTGTACAGAATATATCAAGTAATCTTTTTATAATTGTTTTCTTGACACGTAATTTATGTTATGAAAGAGACAGAAAAAAGAATGAAATATTATAATTTGTCAGAGAATATAATAGCTTGCGACAATTTTTTACCGCAACAAAAAGTAGAAGAACTTTATACAGATCTTCTTAATAACAGAAGTTTTTTTCAAGTTCCAAAATGGAGTCATGCAAACGGACAAAACAAAGAAGTAGCGCAAGAGCTTTTTAGTGATAAATGCGGTGGTTTAGATTTTTGGCTATATAATAAAACAAAAAAAGACAATGACTCATTTATAGAGTCTTTACATAGATGGTTTGTACATCAAGGATTACTTTATTTTAGTAAAAATAATGGAAATCAAATGTACGAATTTTTAGAGAGAGAATTAGAGTGGAACATTCACGTCATTTCTTATAATAACGGAGGATATTACAACTGGCACAAAGACACGTATGATTCAAATATATTTACTTTCAATTTAATTTTAAACAAACCAAGTTCTTTAAAAGGAGGAAATATGCTTTTTTATGATAAAAAATTAATAGAAGTTGAAAATATGAATAATTTTATGGTTGTTTTTCCTGCTTATGTTTCTCATGCTATTACTCCTTTGTGTACAGAAAATAATAAAGATGTTTCTTTTTTAGAACAAAGATTTAGTATTCAATTTTGGGTGAGGTTTAAAAAATGAAAGCACAAACAACTGCATTTGGAAGAATTGTTAAAAGATATGATATGCCTTTAGAAGCTATTGATGACTTAAATAAAAAATATGAAGAACACAAAAAGAAGTTAAATTCTTTTGGACCAAGGCTAGCGGGAAGATTAGATTCAGAGTTAGAGTTTACAAATCATATTGGGAAAACAGATATAGCTAAACACATAGTGGATTGCATGAATGATTATATTGAAACATGTGAAAAAATAAATTTATATAAAGGAAGTAAAGATTTAGAAATTTTAAGTTGTTGGATAAACGATATGGTAGAAGGTGAATACAATCCTCCTCATACTCATCACGATAATAGTGGTTGGTCTAGTGTTTTGTTTTTAAAAGTACCAGAATTTATTAATGATGCAAAAGATCCACATAAGTTTGCAGACGGACAATTAGGTTTTACATCTGTTGATGGGACAAACATGACATGGATGGAACCTGAAGTAGGTCATTTTTATTTATTTGAAGCAAAACATCAACATTGTGTTATGCCTTTTAAAACTAAAATTAAAGGAGAAGTAAGAAGATCCATGTCTTTTAACTTTGTACAAAAAATATGAGTAGTCCTTTATTTAAAATACATGATAATCTTTTTAATGAAAAAGAAATAGATACTTTGTATGGCTCTTTTAGAGACGAAAAACCTTGGACATTTACAGGAGCGGCTAATGATTTATCAGGTCCTAGAAAATTTAGAAATCCTTTAGAAAAAAATAATAAAATTAATACAATATTGTACAAAACTGCTGACGATATTTTAAAAAAAGAAAATTTATTTGATTCTGTAAAGTTAGTAAACGCTTATGCTAGTTCATATGTCTATGGAACAATTCATGATTTTCATGAGGATGGTGCTAATGATTATGATCAAATTTACACTGTAATGTTTTATTTAAATAAAATATGGGCATTTCCTTATGCAGGTGAAACAGTTTTTTTAAATAAAGACAAAACAGAAATTGAAAATGCTGTTATTCCTAAACCCGGAAGAGCTGTTATATTTGATGGTTATATTACTCATGCAGCTCGTGAAATATCTCGTTCTTGTATTGAGCTAAGAATGGTAGCTACTTTTAAATACGAAAGAAAAAATGTTTAATAAAAAAATAACTTTTTGTGCTACAGATGAATCTATGGTTGATGTATGGCCACATCCAAAACCAGCTAATAGATTTGTTGAGGATGCCTATAAAAAACTTGAAAGGTTTGAAAATAAAAATTTACACAACGCAACAGTTAAAACGTGCATACCTTTTTTAGATTCCATGACAGCAGGTTATGTTATTCCTTTTGATCAAGATTATGTTGTAGATCCTACTGAAGATGATTTTAGTGTTACTCCTGCAAGTAAAGAACAGGGTAATTTTGGCTTTCATAGTAAAGCACAACTACCAAAAGAATGGCATAAAAAAACTGGAGAGTTTGCAGGAAAATTTATAAATAAGTGGTTAATAAAAACACCTCCTGGTTATAGTTGTTTATTTGTACATCCTATGAATAGGCTTGAAGAAAGGTGGAAAATTATTGAAGGCATAGTAGACACTGATACGTATATAAATGTAATCAACTTTCCTTTTATTTTAAAAAAAAGAGATGAACAATTCTTAATAAAAAAAGGTGAGCCAATGGTCCAATTATTTCCTTTCAAACGTGATTCATGGAAAATGTGGTCTGGCTTTTACCGAGAAAAAAAACATCAACTCACATTAAATTTGTTAAACAGTAAGTGGGTAGATAGATATAAAACTATGTTTTGGAATAAAAAATCTTACAAATAAATGTATCTTAAAGCAAATATTGATGATTGTGCATTAATTATAAATGATTTTTTACCTAATGAGTTATTTAAAAAAATAAAAAATTATAATTATAAACATAATTATAGTTCACATGATGATTGGGAAAAAGGTCTTTATTTAGATAAAGATAATTTTAAAACAATGAGAAATATTAATGTTCAAGAAAAAATTGCAGTATTTGAAAATGAAAAAATTAAAGGCGATGAAATTTTTCAACAATTTTTTAGAATATTACTAAATTGTCCTTACATTCCTTTTCAAACAAACTCTAAGATAACACTTTCTTATTACGAATATGAAAAATTTTCAGGAATAAATTGGCATGATGATGGCAAATATACTTTAAATTATTCTTTTTACATTCACGAAAGTTGGGACAATAATTGGGGTGGTGAAACTTTAATCGATACAGAAAGAGGATTACCTTTGGCCTCTTATCCTTATCCTAATACACTATTAGCTATTAAAAATAATATACAACATAAAGTGTGCCCTGTAACAGGACCTATTAAAAGAAAAGTTTTACAGATTAGAGGTATTTTTTACGAGTGATTTGAATCGTAATCAACCCAAGTCTTGCCGTCAGCGTTAGTAGTACCATTTGCCAAATCACTAGTCACAGCATTATTATAAGCTGTCATAGCAGCTTCTATTTGACCTTTTCGTGTTTCTGCCCAAGTAAGTAAAGCAGCTATAGTTGTTGAACCAATTGCGTCACTTGTAGCATTTAAATTAGTATTACCTGTCATATCACCAGTTGCTGGGTCTTTACTTTGAATTTCGTTTTGACCTGGTAAAGCATTCCAAATTACAACGTGAATTGTGTTTGGCATCCATCCTGCTTGCCATGCGTTGCCTTTATCAGCCCACTCAATATGAAAAGAATCATCTACTTTTATATAACTGTCGTTTGCTATTACTATTTGTGTTGCCATTTAAATCTCCTAATGCTTTATAATATAGTTAACCACCACAAAAGGTGAGAATGAATTGGTTCCTGCTGCTGTAACAGTTCCAGTTAAACTTGTTGTAACAGTACCAGTTAGTGAACCTGATAAGGTATGAGAATGAGTGTGACCAGTTCCTGATCCTGCATTTCCAATATTAGCGTTTGGAAAAGTTATTCCGCCTGGGTTTACGTTATCCAAACCTTCCATTCCTTGTATAGTTTTACCAGTTGTAGTGTGACTGTGTGATGCTAATTGAGCAGTAGTTAAAGACGTATTAGAAATACTTCCTGTAACTGTAACAGCTTGGTTGTTAGCATTTGTTGCAGCTTGGTTGTTAGTAACAGCTACTGTAACGGTATTTGCACCGCCAGTTCCTGCTAAGTTATATGTATTACCATCATAACCTTGTGGCATTTTACCTTGTAACTGCGGAACGTTAAAAGTTGTTGACCCATCACCAGAACCATACGTTGTAGAAACTACAGCAAATAAATCTGCATATGTTGATCTTGATACGGCTGAACCGTCACATAACAAGTAACCTGCTGGAGCCGTAGTTTTAGTCCAAGGCTTAATTGCGCCTACTTCACTTCTGTTTACTATATCTTGTAAGTTAGCCATTAGTCGTTATATTTCAACCTCCATCCATTGTCTGCGTTTACATAAACGAGAGCAATGCCC